ACTAAGTCCTTGTAACGAAACTGATGATGAAACAGCAGAAGGCCGTGTTGGAATGAGCTGTACTGATTTAATTAATCATCATGGATTTAAACATGTCTATTGTGGATATAAAGATCCAACTCAAGATGCTGATCATGGCGAATATAAAGAAGTTATCACTAAGAATAAACAATTAAGTAAGATGTGTAAAAAGTTTGCTGATACATTCTTAGATAAGTTAGATGAAGTCCAGTTTGGAGGCCAAGATGTTGAAGGGAATCCTTTATCACAGCTTAAAGAAAAGTTTCCAAATTTGTCTACATTACTGTATTTTATTCCAGGACTTGGTCAAGCGTTAGTAGTAGCAGATGTTGCTAGCCAAGTACAGATGTATAATCAAGCAATTGATAAAATAGAAAAACAGTATCCTATACAAACAATTCAAGCTGCACAACAAAAAGTTGGTGACACTGGAGAAGAATGGGAAACACTAGAAGAAAACTTTGCCGATGGACGCAATCCCGAAGACAAAGGCGACAGCAAGCGTTATCATGTGCCAACTAAAGGCAGTGTGAGCAGTTTGCGTAAGTTTGCCAAAGGACATCATGGTCGTGCGGCACAGTTGGCCAACTGGATGGCTAACATGAAAGCAGGACATAAAAAATGAAAAGATTATTATTGATAGCACTATTGGCATTAAGTGGCTGTAGTACCTTAAGTGATTTAAAAGATCAAATTCCTAGTTTCTGGGACGGCAATCAAAGTGTAGTAGTTACAGACATGCAACAACTTACTCGCCACATTGATTGTACAACAGATTTAAAGCCACAGCTACATGACTTGTTTATGCGAGTAGAATGGTATGATTTGTATGCCAACACAAAAGGCACAAAGGATATGGCCAAGTTAGATCAAGTAATGCTAACAACCATTAAAGAGTTTCAAGATAGGGCATCAGCAGGGCCAATCAGCCCTATGTATTGTGATATGAAAAAGAAAATCTTAATACAACAAGCTGATATAATTGCACAAACAGTGCAGGGGAGATTTTAATGAGCGATCAATTACAACAAGTAGCAGCTAGTGGTGATGAATGGGCAGCCGAACGTGCCAATTACGCAATGCAAGTTCACGGTGCTGTAGGTGCCGGACAACTTAGTGCTAGTGAAGCCAAAGAGATTCTACAAGATATGATTAACACACAGCAGTTACAAGAGCAGGCCAATGCTGATCATGTAAAAGCTGCTTTGTTCTTTGGCATTATGGAACTAATAAGTTTCTACGCTTAAAGATTTCTGAAAGAGCTTGTACTAGGTCCTCAATCATTCCGTCATCGTGGAATGGAGTTGGTGCAAACCGTAGTCTTTCTGTACCTACAGGAACTGTTGGCGAATTTATAGGCTGCGCATAGATACTATATTCAGTTAGAAGTTCGTCGCTAATCTCTTTACACAATTTAGCTTCTCCTATCATCACAGGCACAATGTGACTGGTACTACAATCCATAACTGGAATTCCAGCAGCTTTTAATCTATATTTTAACTTACGTGCTCGCTCTTGATGTTTATCACGAACTTCGTTGTGATCTTTAAGCCATTTAATTGCTGCCATTGCACCACTACAGCTTACAGGGCTCATACTTGTTGTAAAGATAAAACCAGCGGCAACACTACGAATGGCGTCAGCTACAATCTTATCGCAAGCAATGTAACCTCCTTGAACTCCAAAGGCCTTTCCCAAGGTTCCGTTGATTATATCAATCTTGTCTTCAAGCCCAAGTTCCTCTACTTTGCCGCCGCCAGTTTTACCATACAACCCTACTGCATGAACTTCATCTATATAAGTAATTGCCTTATACTTTGTAGCTAATTTGCATATTTCTGCAATATGACCAACATCGCCGTCCATACTATAAACACTTTCGAATACAACACACGGAGTCTTACCCTGTGCAAAACTAATCTTAAGTTTCTGTTCTAGATCTTCTAAGTCGTTGTGTTTAAAGACAACTTTATCTGCTCGGCTGTGGCTAATACCTACAATAATGCTATTATGATTATTCTCATCGCTAATGAACTCAATATTAGGAATAATCTTAGCAAGTGCAATTAGTGTCCATTCGTTAGCTACATAAGCACTTGAAAATAACACAGCTTTTTCTTTTTTATGTAAGGTAGCAAGTTCGTGTTCCAAAGCCACGTGATAATGACTAGTGCCACCAATATTACGTGTGCCACCTGATCCGCTGCCAGTATGATCCAATGCTGTATGCATTGCATCTAATACAACCTTGTGTTGTCCCATACCAAGATAGTCGTTACTACACCAATTAACTATAGTTTTAATGTTATATGGTCCGTACCAAATAGCACTGGGAAATTTGCCTGTCTCACGCACAATATCGTTGAAAACACGATATTTGCCGTTGTCTTTTAGGTCTTGTATTAATTTTTCAAAAGGTTGCTTGTTAATCATATCTATACTTATCCGATAAATATCAGTAGAGGACTCAGAATATGACTAGAATCGCCGTTCCTGTAGGTTATACAAGCTGGAATGCTTACATAGAAGCACAAGCCAATGCCACATCTCCACAAACTATTGAGCAAAGAAGATTAGTAAAACGCAATATAAAACTAGGAATGGAATCGGCTGTTGATCGTCAAGCTGGTGGTAACACTTCGGCTCCTAACTATCGTCCTTATAATAATTACACAAGTCCAGGAACACACAGTCCTTCAACTGGACATCCATGGACCACTTAAGAAAGGAATTTAAATGATTCTAAACTTTCCTCCTAGTCCGTATATAGGACAAACCTTTGTAGGTGATAATGAAATTACCTACACTTGGGACGGTGTGAAATGGATGGGCAAGGGATTTCTTGGGAACTTGCCTAAAGCTGGAACTAGTACCTATGTATTAACTCCGCCTAGCACTGGACAAATTGGTGGCGTTAAAGCTGGATCTGGAGTATCAATAGCTCCAGATGGTACAATCAGTGTTCCAGATTACAGCCAAGCTGGCCCAACTCCTCCTACTACTAATCTACAAGACGGCGATCTTTGGTACGATACTAATGATGGTAACCTATATGTAAGATACGAAGGCGCATGGGTAAGTGCTGTAACAACAGTAGTTGGCCCGAAAGGCGATCAAGGTGATCGAGGTCCTGCTGGCGCTCAAGGTCCTATTGGCCCGAAAGGCGACAAGGGAGATACAGGACCCCAGGGACCTGGTTTTATTGATCGTGGAGTTTGGCAATCAAACATAATTTATTATCCTAGTGATGTTGTTGTTTTTCAAGGCAGTGCTTATGTTTGTAAGCAGAGCAATGAAGGTATCACACCTTTAGATAGTCCTAATTTTTGGACACTTTTGGTATCAGCAGGTGCTCCTGGACCGCAAGGCCCGCAAGGCAACAGCGGACAAATAGCTTCGGCAACTTCCGCAGGCACTGTTAAAGTTGCCGGCGGCGCAACTAATGTCAATATTGCGGTAGATGGTACGATCAGCGTACCCAAGGGAGCTGGAATAAATACAGTAGCGGATATTCCTGATGTGAATACAACCAGCGGCGGAGCGGCACTAAATGATGGTGCATTGCTGGTTTATAACAATACTTCACAGCGTTGGGATACAATAAACAATTTGAGAGCCGACACAATGGACGGCGGATTCTTTTAACGGAGCGGTTATAAATGGCTAATGTGGCAAATACAATACAAATTAAACGATCAGGCACTAGTGGCGCACCCAGTCAGCTGAAACTGGGCGAACTAGCCTATTCGTACTTAACCGCGTCAGGTAATCCTACAGCCAACGGTGGTGACAGATTATTCATTGGTGCAAATGGTGTTAATGGCGGAACTGGCTATGCTAATGATGTTATCGTTATCGGCGGTAAGTATTTTACAGACTTATTAGATCACACACGCGGCACACTAACAGACAGTAGTGCAATCTTAACAGACAGTAGTAGCAAAATAGACCAGTTATTAACTACTAACTTGGCTATTGGCGGCGCAAGTGGTGCTGGTTTAGATCAAACAATCAGTGTAACTAACACAAACGGCAATTTAGTATTATCTGCTAATGGCACTGGTTTAGTCACTATCAGTGGCACATATGGTTTGGTAATTCCAGTAGGTTCAAACAGCAATCGCGGCACTGGTGTACAAGGTGAAATTCGTTATAACACTAGTATTACAGGCTTTGAAGGTTATAATGGCTCTAGTTGGTCCAGTCTAGGCGGCGTTCGTAGTGTAGACGGCCATGCATACATCACAGCTGAAACTAGTCCTGGCGCTGGTGACGACACACTGCATTTCTATGCAGGTACAAGCGGATCGCCTGGTACTAGTGTCAATGTTGGTAACTGGACAACTACCACTCTAACTATCACTAATGGTTTAGTTAACTTAACTAATGCTACTAGCAACCAGATTAACTTTGGTTCAAATGGTCTTGCACCTCCTAAAGCAAATGGCTATAGTACTGGTGCTAAGATTGTAATATTTGATAATAATACCAGTACAGATACAGGACTAGCAATTGGTGCAGAAGCTGGTTACATGTGGAGTGGTGTTGATACTGGCAATGGTTTCAAATGGTATGCCGGTACTACAGAATTATTAAGATTAGACGAAACAAGTTTAACACTACAGCAAACCACGGCCAGTACAGACCACACAACGGGTGCATTAGTTGTTAAAGGTGGTGCTGGTATTGCTGGCGACTTATATGTTGGCGGTAATATTGTTGGTGCTAGTAATACTAGTGCCCAGTTCTTTGGCGATAGTCATGGTTTCAATGCACTATATGCTGGTTATTCCACATTTACAGCATTGCCAAACAATGTACTACAGTTAACAGCCAACATAAACGACTATGCTCAGACCAACTTCCAGAACTACAACAACGGTAATGTTGCCAGTGTTGACTATGTGGCTACAGCTGCCAACGGTACTAATTATACTGGCTTTATCGATATGGGTATTGCCAGTGGCAGCTATGACGGCACACAAACTGGTGTACTAGGCCCAATTGTTACAGCCAATGACGGTTACTTGTATGTAACTGGTGACACTACAACCAGTGTTGGCGGTGTACCTGGAGTTGGCGTTGGTAATTTGATTATTGGTACTACCAGTACAGGTAGTCAAGTTAAAATTGCTGTTGGCACTGGCAGCACCAATATTCATCCTACAGTAGTTTTCAACCCATATAATACACCAGCTTCAAACACCAGTAGTGGTGCAATGATTGTTAGTGGTGGTGTTGGCATCAGTGGTGACTTGTATGTGCATGGACAAATTAGTGCGGATACAGCTAGTTTTGCCAGTATCAACGATACACCAATTGGTAATCTTACACCAAGTACTGGTGCATTTACTACAGCATCTGCAAATGTGTTCCTTGCTGCAGAAGGCGCTCCAAACGAATACGGTAATGCTGGATTCTCGTTCCAAAATGATGGCGGTTATGACACTGGTATGTTTAGTAGTGGTGATGGTAATGTTACTTTCTACGCTAATAATACTGTAATTGCTAGTTTTAATAATAATCTAAGTGGACTTAATTGGACATTTGATACACCAGTTACATTTACTAATGGCGGCTCTGGCGGTTACACACTACCAACAGCAGATGGTTCTAATCAGTATGCATTAACAACTAATGGTAGTGGTACAGTAAGCTGGACAGCTATTGTTAACAGTATCACAGCTGGCACTAACTTAAACACTACAAGTAGTGCTACTACTGGTGATGTTACAATTAATCTAGATACAACATTAACTGGCCTAACCGAAGTTGATGTTGGCAATTTAATCTTAAGCGGCAGTGCTGTTAGTTCAACTAGTTCTAGTGGCAGTGTTAATATTAATACCAGCCCAGATGGTAGTACAATACACAACTGGGAATTCAACACAGACGGAAGTACAGCATTTAACAATGCTGCATACACATTCCCAGCGGCTGGTGCTGGATCTGGTAACGACTACTACATTTTAACTGATGCCACAGGCAATGGTACACTCAGTTGGGTAAGCACTACACTTACAATTAACGGTGATGCTAGCACAACCAGCACACTACAGCTGCTAAGTCAGTCATTGACATTTGCTGGTGACACAGGTCCGGTTAAAGTCGAAGTCAGTAACCAAACAGTTACCACAACAGTTGATGCTGCAACTACAACAACACTAGGTCTTGCCAGCTTTGACAGCACATACTTTACAGTTACCATGGGTAATGCTACTATTACCAGTGGCAGTATTGGCAATGATAGATTAACAAACAGTACGATCAGTGGTATTAGTTTAGGTAGTAATTTAGATGATTTAACAGTTGGCACAAACTTAAACTTTGATTCAGGCACTACATATAATGGCGGCGCTGCAAAGACAATTAATCTAGATTCAACACTAACTGGATTAACAGAAGTTGATGTGGGCAATTTGGTCATTGCTACCAACGACATTTCAGGTAAGCTGGGACACGGTACTCAGGAAGTAGTTATTAATACTACAGCTAGCGACGGTACAACCCAGTACACATATACATTTGGTGCTGACGGCAACTTGAATGTTGCAGGTAAGATTACTAATGTAACAACACCAACAGCCGATTATGATGCAGCCAACAAGTTGTATGTTGACAGTGTTGCTCAAGGCCTACACATACATGATCCAGCACAAGTTGCTACCAATGATACATTGGCTACCTTAAGTGGCGGCACTATCACTTATGATAATGGCACAAGCGGAGTAGGTGCAAGTATCACATTGTCAACACCGTTGTCAATGATTGACAACTACACACTACAAGATCTTGACAGAATTTTGGTCAAAAATGAAACCACAACAGCTTATAACGGTGTGTATGTTTGGCATTATCCTGGAACAATTCTTACTCGTGCTACAGACTTTGACAAACCAATTGATATCACTGGCGGCGATTTCGTATTCGTTGAACATGGTACTGTAGGTGGATCTACAGGTTGGGTACAAACAGACCAAACATTAAGTATAGTTGGCACCAATGCAATTACATTCAAACAGTTTGCTGGTGCTGGAACTTATATAGCTGGTGCTGGATTAAATTTAAGTGGTAACAGTTTCAGCGTAAATGCTGGTTATGGTTTAGACACAAGTGGCATGGGCAATGCACTTGAACTGGCCAGTTCAGTTGCTGGTGATGGTTTAAGTTACAGTGCAGGTGTTATCACTGTTGGTGGAACAACCAATAGAATCACTGTCAATACACACAGCATTGATATTGCTAGTACCTATGTGGGTCAGTCAAGTATTAATACACTGGGTACAGTTACAACTGGTACATGGCATGCAGACACAATTGGTAGTGGATACGGTGGTACTGGAATTACAACTTATGCCAAAGGTGACATTTTATTTGCCAGTGCTACAAACACACTAAGTAAACTTAATGCAGGCACAGACGGCCAAGTATTGATGCAACAAGGTGGTGTTCCAGTCTGGGCTGATTTAGACGGCGGTACATATTAATGGTAGCTCCCTTACTTTCAATAAATCCAGGCGTAACCATAAATCCTGGTGTGACTTTGAATGGTTATTCTACGGGTGTAAGTGCTCCAGTGATTACAGGTGACTTTACTGTAGGTCCTTACTACGGAGATCAGTCTAGCACACAAATTGATGTTAGCGGTTATGTCACCGGAACTTTTACCAATTTGACCATTATTTCTGTAGTACAAACACAAGGAGCCGGCGGTGACGGATCAGCTATATCCTACGGCACGCATATATTGTTTTCAGCCACACAGCCTGGTTATGGAGAAGATGTTTACGATATTACTTATACTGTGATTGGTCCTGGCGGAACCAGCAATCAAGGTATAGTACATGTTCCCGTGGATAATTCCGCATAATAATACTAAAATTCTAGTCTAAACCTAATTCCTATAAACTAATAAATACTACATCAATACATATTGAGTAGGGTTCCTCGCTATATAGCGTGAAAAAATAGGGATGCCAGATGGCAAATGCGGCAAATATCGTTAAATTAAAACGCAGTGCAGTTGCGGGGAAAAGTCCGTTAACTTCAGACTTACAACTAGGCGAGCTGGCCTTAAACACTTACGACGGTCGCTTATTCTTTACCGCAACACAGAACAGCGGAAGCACATATAATCTTGTAACCCTTACTGAAAATAGCCTACTCAAAAATGGTTACAATGTAACT